CCAAGTACCCCCGGAAACATTAGGATGAAGTGTTGAAAAGAGTGGTTGGCCATCACCTCCAGTATATCCAGGAGTCCAGCCATTGTTTAGAACATTAGCACCAATGATTTCCTTGGTTTGGCGCACTGAGAAGGCTAGTGCTTGAGCGCGACGCTTACCAACCACATCATACTGGTCGTCATCAAAGATTTCACGAGTGATGATAAAACCAAGAGAATACACTACATGGTTATAACGAGTCGTGAAACCTTGACGGGCTGAATCGTACTCAATTGGAGCGCCTTCAGGCTTGACACGGAGTAGCCCGTAACCTGAAACTCCAACGTCTTCTTCGTATGCACGGCTTGAAGTTTCTTTATCAAAGATTTTATCCCATTCGACAGGATATTCATTATAGGCATCGCCGTACCATTTGTTGCATAATGTTACGAGTATGTCGTTTCCACATACTCTCTATATGTCACCATATAGATCAGACTATATCATAATCCTACCGTCGTAGGATTCTTCCCATTTCGAGGTTACTTAACCCCTACGCCTTTCGGCTAGTCGTTGAACTTTCTAAAATAAGATATCCTTGGTAAAACTTGTTCTTTTTGCTGTAATGATATAAATTAGAATAATCTATTTTGTTCATTTTACAAAAAGCTTTTAAATTTTTTACCTCTTGAAGCATACCAAACTGATTTATTAGAGTAACAAACTTTCCATAAGAATCGTTTGCTATCCGGGTTTCTCTTGTTTTATGTGCCCAAGTAACCTTACGGTTGATAAGAGCACCAGAGATTTTTTGTTTGGTTTCTTCGGAAATCGTGTCCCCACCAATAGTCATATTATAACCATTGTTGTAACTGTCAAAGTCTTTAATTAAAGTCTGTTCTACTTGTTTTAAACTTTCCTTATCAAACCCATAAAAATGTTCTTGAAAAGTGAAGTTGTCTAGACCATACTTTTTAAATGCTTGATACAGTTTGTGGTTACGGTCACCACGATTGAATCTACAAATGTGCTCTTTAAAACGTTGTTTACTTCCTTGTGTAGTAAGTCCAACATAAACTTTATTGTTTAGTTTATTTTGGATTATATACACTACGTTTTTATGCACTAGATTCTTTCTTATTTAGCTTAGCTGCTGATTGTCTCGTTAGGTGGTAAGTCTAGGAGAGGTTCCAGCAATTAGAGAAGTTATTCAAAGTAAATTACTTTACTAGGGGACCAATGTTAATCCCGGGCCAAAGCGATTTTGCCCACTGTGAACTAGTTTGAACTGACATTATTTATTCTCCTTTAAAATTAAGTACCAGCAATACCAGTAGCTGGATTAAGCTGATGGTTGTTAATCTTTACAATTACAACAGTACCTGAAGTAGCACCATTACCATCGTTATCTGGAGAATCTACAATGTCTAGCACCTTTACAGGAGCAGTAGCAGCATTAGTGCCAGCGTTTAGGTAGGTAGAGTTCACTTTCATATCTGAACGACCATTTGAACCGGTAGCTGGAACATTAATTTGTGCATTGAGACCAAGGTTGGCCACAGTTACAGTACCAGTACAAGGAATTGAGAACAGCACTGCGGGGTCATCAATTACAAACACAACATCACCAGATACAATTGGAGCAGAAGTGCCCAGTGGGGTATCTAGAGTTGGGCTTGAGCCACTACGAGAAGTTGATGGAACTTTGCCCATAACAACCCCTACATAACCTTCGTTAGTGTTATTAGCAGCAGACACTACTTGCTTCAGGGTAATAGGGTTGTTACCAATTGAGACTTGAGTAACTGAGCCGTTCATTTTTACAAAGTCGCCCGGCCAAAGGTTGCCACCAGCGACATAACGACGCATTAGGCCGTTAAAGTTACATTGGCCATTTGAGCCAACGGGGGAAGCACCCCCAAGATAATTTGCCATAAGGATTAAACCTCCAATTTAAATTTAAAATTTAGCAGGAGGTCAAGAGAAAAAAGGTTAATCACGACTGATTTCGAGTTTGGCATTACGAATGCCGTCCTTAAATTCTTGAGCTTCTGCTTTCAAAGCTGCAACTCTTTCATTAACAATCTTCTGTTTAGCGGCTTGATCTTCTTCGTACCATTCACGCTTGATGCGCATTAGGTAACCAGTGTCTCCATTACCAACATCAACAGTAATAGCTGAGCCTTCAGGACTGGGGCGCGATACACGACGATCCCCAAGAGTTACAGACTTATCATCAACAATTTCCCATCCACGATCTTGCAGGTCTTGGATGCGGCCATTTTTATCAGTGGCGATGTAGTATTCGTAGTTAGGGTCTTTACCCCGAACTGCAAGTTTAGAACGATACCCATCAACAGGTGCCCGACGTGGGCGATTTACAGCTTCTCTAGCCATGATTATTCCTTTTCCTTAATAGTTTTTAGATCACGAAGATATTCTTCTTTAGTCATTACTCCAGTACGAATAAAACGTTGCATTACGCGACGTTCATCTTCTGTAAGAGAGTCTTCTATATTTTTTGAAGATTTTTGTGAGCTTCGTGAAGAAGGACCATCCACTGCGGATGGCTGATTCTTTCGGTCGTTAGTAAAGTGCTCTTTAAACGCTTTCTTTACTTGTTTTTCAACTTCTTTAAGAATTTGTGAAGCCGTGTATCCCGGATTCTTTTGAGCAATTAGCAAGCCTGCGGTATCCGCAAATTCTCGCAATTCCTTCTTAGAGTTATCCATGTACCAAGAGTTGTCCTTTACCCAAAGAGCAAAGTCTTCATTAACTACTTGGCTAGGAGCCGCAACTTGCTTAACTTCCGTTTCTTTTTGATAACGGAGTTCTGCAATTTTATCGTCAAGTTCAATTACCTTATCTGCATCACCTTCAACAAGAGCATCACGCTTTTCTTGCTTTAGGGTTTCTAGTGCATCTTTATAGGCTATTTCTTTGACCTTGAGATGGTGCTCTTGAAGCGCCGAAAGTGCGCGATCAAGTTCTTTGATTCGTTTGTTTTGATGTTCAATACGATCAAACAGAGGCTTACGTGCTACAAAAGTTTCAGCAGAAATGAATTCTGCCTCATCTCCTTCCCACTCTTCCTTTGGACGCCAGCCCATTTCTAGGGCTTTTTGTTCAATAGGAGAATATTCTGGAGTACTTACTTCTTGGTTTTGTGTACTTTCTTCCACTTGGGAAAGGTTTTCTTCACTCATCTTTTGAGTCCTTTAAAATACAAACAATATCTTCATCTGAGCAAACGATGTACTCTACATCGCCGTCTTTTACTTTAGTTCCGGCATATCGGGCATAGAGAACGTGGTCTCCTACCTTTGCCCAAGGAGTGCCATCATCAAAAGCTTTCCAAGCATTTACACCAATGCTAACTAAGATGCCACGATTAACCGCGTTCTTTTCGCGCTTGTGTTCATCTAAATCAGGGATTTCAAGGCCCATCTTTTTAGCCTTGGCAAATACTTCATCTACTTTTTCAAGTTCATAGGGTTTAATTACAACCCGGTGGCCGCAAGGAATGATGTTCATTAGTCTTCATCTCCAAATTGAGTGTTTAGAATATCATTACAAGCAACCGCGTATCCGCGATAAAAAGAGTCTTGAACGGAGTCTTGTCCAGCTTGTTTAATAACAAGGTCTTTTACCTGTTCAATACGATCTTCAATCGCTTCAAAAAACTTCTTAGTAATAGGGTCTGCTAACCAGACTTGTACATCTTCAGCGTTAATCACTTAGATTATTTCTCCTTGGTTGATGCTGGCTTCTTAGCCTCGGGTTTTGGCTTTTCAGCCTGCATTTTTAACTGTTGTTGATGTTTCTCATCATTTTGTTGCATCTTTTGTTGATGTTTCATTCCATCAACCATTGTAGCATTACGAGCTTTGGTAAGCTCTAGTTGCTGTTTCATAGCTTCAAACTGCATTTGCATTTCCATGCGTTGCTTTTCTAGTTGCATTTGCATGATTTGCTTTTGCTGTTCAAGCTGCATCTTAAGTTCTTCCATTTGCATCTTGTGCTGAGACTCAGCCTGTTTAATTTGAGTCTTAGCCATTTCAGCTTCAACCTTTGGATCAGGTTTTTGCTGTTGTTGCTCTGGAGGAATAATAAGTTGTTCAGGTTGTGTTTCGTCTAGAGCTTCTAGCCATCGCATTGTTAGAGCCATTGGATTAATTGTTCCAAGTGGCAGTAGTTGTGCGAGAGCTTCTACTTTAGCCAGTTTCTCCGTGTTACTTGATGCAGAAGGATCAGCCGCTGGAATTAAGTCGTCCGGTGGAGCATCATAATCACTTTGCTGAATTGGTTCATCAAGCACTGAGACATATTCTTGTGGATCAAGGTAGTACCGATTTAGTTCATAAAGCTTTTTGAGTTCTTTTGTTTGAGCACGATATACTCGTTTGTAGATAGCTGTAAAAAGCTTCATACCTTGCTCAACTGTTTCTTTTGTGGTATAAGCCGGAGTGTTCTGTCCCGGCATCTTTCCAACAAAGATTTCCGCAATTGAAGCAAGTTCTTTACCAGACTGAATGAGAAGCCCTAGAAGCTCAAAAAGAACCTTAGAGGGTTCATTACTAGGGAGAGGAACGATTTGCTTGCGTAGATCGTCTCCAATGGCGTTTACTTGCTTCCATTCGCCGGGTTGGAATCGCTGTTCTCCCTTACGAATCTGAATTCCCTTTCCTACAAAGCCTGCTTGTAGATTTCGGATGGTGCCTGAATCTACTAGTTGGTTAATAAGAGTATTAACCGCTTCGTTGATTGGACCAAGAAGGTGGCCAAATCCTAGATCGTAGAACGATCCATCTGGATTGGGGAAGAAAGGGAATTTAGTGTAGTAATGATCCGGTTTGATAGAAACCACATCACCATCTACGTTTGTATCGATGTTCTCTTGTTTAAATCGTGGAACAATACGAAGAACTTTGGCCGTGTGGTAATCTACTGTGACAATGTATGGTTCAAAATAACCATCATCATCTAGATCAAGGTAAGTGTGCTGCTCTAGAATCTTGTACGGAGTTGATTGATCCACCTTGACAGGTTTAAGATCACGCTTTTCGTTATCCGTATCTACTTCTAAAACTGGATCACCAAGGTCAACATCTGCCAGATAAATATTTTGAAGTTGTCGTTCTTTTACTTGGTTACGTGTAAGGTACAGAACCTCAGTAATGCGAAACGACTCTTCTAGGGACTTTGT